TGGGTTTCGGGGTGGGTGTGTTTTATTTGGCAAGCACTCGGCCGTTGCGCATCGCGGCCTTCATCAAGGCCATTGACCGCTCCTCCGGCGTCATGCTCTCCAGAATCTTGGCCAGCTGGTCGGTTGCGTCTCCGTCCCCGGTTCCGCCACCCAGGCCGCCGTTGTCCTGGTTCTTGGTCAGTCCTCGTCCGAGGTGGCCCTTCGAGGGCGCGGGCTGCGCCTCCAGCTTCTCCACCCGGTCAAGAACGCTGGCGAGACGATCCTTCATCTCACCTGCCAGCTTGCGGAGCTGTACGTTCTCCGCCAACGCAAGGCTGACCTGACCGTCCCCGGCCGGAGCCCGCTTGTTCATTCCAGCGCCACAGTCGGCGCCCAGTTCCTTCATGAGGCCATGAGCCTTGGAGAGGCGCTGCTTGTCGCGCCCGCCGGCCACGGCCTTGTCGGCCTCGCCGCCGCCATCGCAGGTCTCGCCGTCGCAGGCTGCGGCGACGTGATCGTGAGCGGCCTGGATGTGATCGGCGGTCTCCTTGTCGTGACGCGCGGCGGCCTTCTCCACGCCCGTGGCGATCTTGGCCAGCGCCGGTCGGTCGCCGAGGAACTTCCTCAGCGCGCCAGTTGAGTGACACGCGGCCAGCATGTCCTCCATCTCGCACACGTCGTCGGGATCAAGTCCTCGCGTGACCAGCTCGCCGGTCTCCTCCTCCGTCATGGAGCAGAGCGTCTTGCAGAGGTTGGCAATGTCCTCGGCCAGCTCCGACGGAAGCGTGGAGTTGTCGCCCTCCATCTTCTGCTCCATGAGAACTTCCTCGCGCAGCCAGTTCAGCTCCTCCAGGAGCCCGGCCAGGCGCGCCACCGTCCTCATTCCCTTGCGGAGCAGGCCGGTGGTGACGGTCTTCGCCGCCTTGTCGGCGGTTGAGCCGTCCCAGTCCTCCGGCAGCTCGGCCGTGGCCTTGAGCGACTTGGCGCGAGCGATGATGTGCGCCTTCGCCTTGGGCTTGTCCTTGGCGCGGCCATAGGCCTTGACGGCGTTCTTCAGGTCCGCGACGTTCTCGATCGGGAACGAGCCGTCCGGGAGCGCCTTGCCGGCGTCCGCCAGCTTGCCGCGCTCCTTGTCGGTAAACTCCTTCTTCGCCAGGATCACCGCGATCACGTCGTGGCTCGCCGTGGCCATGAACTTCTGGAGCGAGTCTCCCGTCAGGCCCGTGCTCTTGCTGATCTTGGTCAGGTCCGCTTCGGTGAGTTCCGCCTCGGCGGCACCCTCGCGCGCGGTCAGCGCGTTGTCAATCGCGTCCAGCACGTCGGTGACCGGCTTGAACGCGGCCTCAGCGCCCTTGGCCAGGACGTGGGCGCGGGCCTCGTCCTTCTTCTCGAAGGCCGTGCCGTCGGGCGCCACCCACTTCTGAACCAGGCCCAGATCGTTCTGGTCGGCCGTGGCCTCGCGCCGTGCGTTCTCGATGAAGCCATGCCACTTGAGAACGGCTGGCACGAGCTTGTCGTCCAGCTTCTTCTCCGGCGCAACCTGCTCATCGGGATCATGGCCAGCGGCCTTGCACAGCTCCCTTGCTCGCGTCTCCAGCCTCTCCGCCTCGGTGGGCTGATGAAACTTGCGCAGCTCCTTGGTGCCATCGGACTTGACCACCTCGAAGGTGGCCTGAGTGATGCACGGGTTGTCCACGAGGCTAATCTCGTTCGGAACCGCGACGTACCACGTGGTGCCGGGGTCCTTCGGGTCCTTCCAGCGCTTGCCGTAGTCGCCTCCCACGCTGAAGCCCGTGTAGACGCCCTCCAGAACCTTGTTCCACTCGGCGTCGTCCACGACCTTGCCGCAGCACTCAATGCGCTGGTTCTCGTCGTCGAACGTCAGCGAGGTGATCTTGCCGGCCGCCACGCTCTTGTGCATGGCGCGCAGGTTGCCCACGGACTGACCGTTGCTCGCCTTCTCCATCGCGCCGGACCACGTCACAAAGTTCGGCTTGGAGAGCCCGTAGTGCATAATCTCCCCGGACTTGTCCCTTACCTGACCGGCAACGAGGCCGAACACCAGGCGCTTCTCCTCGTCGACCTTCGTCAGCGGGATGAAAATGTTTTGCTTGCTCATGACTTGGTTTCCCTTTCCGTGTCGTGGCTGAGGTGCTTCTCCTCATAGTCTCCGTGACTACCATCCGCGTGGGTCACCACGTGATGCTGGCCGTTGATCATGGCGACGGTGCCCTTCTTGCCCTTCGTCGGAACCTGGCCCGTCACCTTGACCTTGTCCCCTGGCTTAAACTTCCTGCCGGTATAGCTGCCATCCTGCTCACGCGCCTTGCGGAGCGCAACGCTCACCGGGCCGCGCTCCACCACGACAACCTTCGCCAGCGTCAGCCGCGCGCCGCCGTCGGAGAAGATGATGCCGCCCTCCACCTTAGAGACGCGGTGACGCGGCGATCCGGCGCGATTCTCGCGCACGAGGTCCCCTGGCCAGATGCTCTGCTCGCTCATGATGTGTACACGTCTCCCCACGCGTAGAGGTCAGCCGTCGCGGCCGCACCCTGCGGCGTGGTAAGGCTGAAGAAGACGGTGTTGGCCACCGCCGGCTCGTATATCTGGTTCGGCACGGCCAGCGTCAGGTCCAGCGCCGTGTCCGCATTGGTCATGCCCGTATAGACCTGACCCGCGGCGACGATCGCCGTACCGCTCTTGCCCGCCGCAGGATAGATGCCGCCCGCGGCCGTGCTCATTCCAGGAACGCTGGTATTCTCCGCCGTGATGGCCTTGATCCGGAAGCGCCAGGAGCCCGACGCGGTAATCAATATCTGCTGGTCGGTGGTGACGTTGAAGTTGGCACCAATCAGCTTGCCGAGAAAGCGCACGTTCGGAACCGCATTCAGCGTGTAGCAGCCGGCCAGCTGGAGCGCGGCCTGATCCGCCACGCTTCCCGAGAGAATGGTGATGAGCCCGTTGCCGTCGGCCGTGTAGACCGAGCCCGAGGGCGTGGACGTGAAGACCATGTTGGGTCCGGGCGCGAGCATGTAGATGATCATTCAGTCCTCCTCACCGGCAACCACGGAAACGAGCACGCACTGGCAGTTCGGGTGAGCCAGGGGGGCATCATCGCCGGATTGAAAGTCCTCATCGAGCGGGATCGGGCCCTGATCCTCGTTCGCAGTGCAGTCGTCACAGCAGCCGTCGCCACCCGAGGTCATCCACGCCTTCTCGTTCTCCACGCCGGCATCGCGCGCGGCCATGAAGCCATTGAGCGTGCCGGTCGCGTTGGCGTTGCCAATCTCCGTGTACGCTATCATGCGCGCGCGATCATCGCTGAAGGGGAAGCCCTCCTCTATCTTGTCGATGAGCGCTTGCGCCGTGTCCGAGCTGCCGAGGCTGTCGGTTATCAGGCTGCGCAGCATGTCCCGCGTGGTGTCGTCGATCTGGTACTCGGCGTTCGGGTTGTCAACGATTGAGCCGTCATCCAGAATGCGCTTGCCCACGAGATATGCCGCGCGTTGCTTGGCGTAGTCCACGGCGTCCTGACTGACCTGACCCACGAGTTCGGAGTTGTCGTCCACCCCGAGCACGGCCAGCGCCGACATTCCAGCGGCCTGCGCAATCTCCTGAACCTCGGGGCTGGTGGTCGCGGCGACGATCGCCAGCGAGCTGAGGTCCAGCCCGTCAATGAAGTCACGATAGTCCTCCTCCGACTTCCGCAGCTTGCGCGTCAGCTCTCCCTTGAACAGCTTGACGCTCGCCTGGTGGGCGACGTGCTTGCCCAGCTCCTTGAGCAGCGGCGCGATCTTCCTGGTCAGCTTGGCTACCGCCGCGCGGCGGACGCGCGCCGGCGCTCCACGCACGGCCAGAACCTTCCGGCCCTTGAACTTGTCGCGCTTGGCGAGCTTCTTGACCTGCTCCGCGGCGCGTGGCCCGTTCTGCGTCTTCGCCGGCTTGCCCGGGCCCTCGGGGTTCTTGCCCTGCTGATTGGCCTGCGGGTTCTTGTCGTTCGGCTTGGCCGGCGGACTGAGCGGCTTGCCGGTGGAGTCGTGCGGAACCGGCTTGCCGCTGGCGTCCAGCATCGGCGCCTGCGTGGCGGGGTCAGGTTCCTCCAGGTCGCCGCCATCCTCCTCGGGGACGTTCGCGCCCACCGTGACGTAGCCGGTCGCGGTCTTGACCATCGGGAGCGCGGCCGCGCCACCGAACGCATCATCGCCGCGCCGCGACCTGATTTCATCAATCGTGTAGATGCCGGCGCCGGCCAGCTCTGCGTCAATGGTGGCCTGAACCTGCGGGTCCACGGCCGTCTCCTCAACGTAGGCATACTCCAGGTCCGGAGAGTTGAACTCGGTGCGGAGGACCCGGTTCCAGAAGCCGGTGTAGAAGCGCATGGTAGGGCCAAGGCCCTCCTCCAGCGCCTGATCGTGCTGCGTCTCGCTCTGCGCTCGGTTCATCATCTTCACGAGCGCGGTGGGCGCAACGGAGAAGGCGAAGCAGATCAGCCGGTTCAGGTAGTCATCGTACTCATCCTTGAGCACCGGCTCCTTCGTCGGGATGTAGCGCTGGCCCGCGCCGGCTCCAGGAATGACGCGCAGCGCGCGGCGCTGCTGCTTGAGGGAGTCCAGCCACGTCTGAAAGTCCTTGATCGTGTCCA